AACATTGAAATCACAAAAAGAAAGCTTCCATCTTTTTCCAATAACAGGTTCTACATATACATACACACCTCTTATTTTACGCAGCCACTTTTGGGCGATATACAATGTTGGACACAAAAATTCAACTGGTTCGTCATCTATTTCCGTACAACACGACATACTTTGCGGAAGGTCATATTTTGTAATAACCTTATTGCGGTCTATTATGTGTTCACACTCCCAAACGAAACCTTTCTCTTTCAGCAGCTTCGCAGTCTCTAATGTCACAAGTTCTTCGGTCATGGCTATTGTCTTTTCAAATTAATAATCTTCGTTTCGTAGTTGTCAAGTCCCTCTATGCTGGTGCAAATGACTACTATACTATCATTGAGATAAGTTATGCTTCCCTCTCTTGTACGGTGTTCTATAGGGTATTCTCCAGGGTTATTGCACCCGAATAGTGCAACTGTTGCCAAAATGATAATTTTTTTCTTCATACTTTAAAGTGTTCAATCAGTTCGTTTACGGTAGCCTTGTGATAATATGATAAGTTAAAATCATTAGGCATCCCATAGAAATCCATTCCAGGTAAACCGCCGTCAGAGCCATCCCGGTATATACCCCAATCGCCCTTTTCATTAGTAAATAGTTGATTATCACCTGTATCATCCCTTAATGCAGCAATAGCCAAGAAAAGTTCTTCGTTGGTTCCGCAATCAATAAATTTTCCACATAAACGGCTATGTTTATCAAAAGGAATATCAAAAGCGTTCGCAATTACATAGTGGGGAGTATCAAATCCCTTTTCTTCTGAATATTGATAAGCCCATACTATATTGCAATCATCCGTCCATTTAGGAGAGTTTTTGATATATCCCAACTCTTCCAGCTTCTTCCGAAGCTCCGGTGTATTCTTTCTTATGAAACACGGTGTTGTAAATCCCATAGTTATTCCTCCTTATCTATCTTAATATCTGTCACTTTGCCACGATTGATAAAACCGCCACAGCTAAACAAATCGGTTATACATGCTGTGTAGTTCACCTCTGCGCATTTCTCGTACAGAGAGCATGAGGCGCAATGAATATTATCTTGCACCGCTTCATGCAGCACTCCGTCTATTATTATTCCGTTCTTTACTTCCATGATTATTCTCCTTTCGTTATTTGTTTTCCTTCCTTTTTTTTGCATTCTTCACAATGCAATTTATAAGCATAAGCAAACACATTCAAAGTAATATCATCAAAATGAAAGTCCGCCTGCTTGCCTTCTACTACAACAGAAACACATAAGCTTCCATTACAAAAATTAATATATGCTTCACCACCTCCATCTCCCTGAATGGAAAGGGTTTGTGTCTGTACACTATCCATGATTCACCTCCTTCTCTGATATTCGTTTTAATGGATCAAAACTCATATTTATTCGTTGTACCCCATCTATAACGTCTCTTATATTGAAACATTGTAAACTGCCCAAAACGTTTGTCATTCTAAATACAGGATTTGCCATACAAATATCAGTAAGAGCGTCTATCAACAGTTCTTTACTTAGATGTCGCAACTGAATCTTGATTAAATTCCGTATTTCTTCATCATTCATAGTTATTCTCCTTTCCGATATATCCATTTTCAACGCACCAGCAAAGCGTCTCGTAGGCTGCATCAATAAGATTTTTTAAATGAAAATAAGATAAAAGACATCCTGCTCCCTCATACTCGACATGCCACATTTTCTTGTATTCACTAACTCTGATTGAAAGACAAAAATATTTTTTTATGACAGGCGGCAGCTTGTCAAGAATGTCCTGCAAGGTATAAGTTTCATGATAATAGTCGTAATTCGTATCGGCATCCGGAGAGGTTACAACCATGTTATCTGAATCTGAATCATTCCACTCGAAACACATGCTTCCATCGCTTGTATCCAACCCAAGCTCCTGCAAATGCATCATCTGTTCGACTGATAATACTTGTTTTGGTTTCATAATTCCTCCTCCAATTTTCCCAAAAGTTCCTTGGATAGTATTTCACAGTAATAAATATTGTCTATCATCGCGTCGTTAGAACTCACATCCGCCTTAAACCTCTTAACGAGTACCCATCCATACCACTTTTTCACTTGAACGTCAAAAATGTGGTCAAAAAGTCCGTATCTGTATATTCTGTATTTTCCCATATCAGTCTCCTTTCTCTTTAATCCGTTCCAGTACATCCTTGTTGGCTTCGAGTATCTCATTGAAAGAGGGGATGGGCATCCAGGCCACAGGCTCCCATAATGGAGGTATACTGCCCATTGAAGTATAAATAGGACTGTCTTTGTATATATCATTGATATAACCGTCCATACAGAACCATACTCCATTACAGTATGTGCCATTAAATATTGCGCCATGCTTGCACATGATAATGATATTCTCATTTTCTTCTGGCAACTGTTCCTCAACGCTTATCCACGGAGATTGCTTTGCCTGCCAGTCTGCACCTTTTATAAAATATTTTTTCGCCAATGCTGGCAATCCTCCCCAATCTGGCATCTTATTGTAAGCCATGCTTTGGGCTGCTTCTTCTACTGTCTGTTTCATAATCAATGACTTTTAATTTTCTTATATTTACCACATGCTAATATTAAATTTCCACTTTTGTGTAATTACTAAAATCACAATACAAGTATTGACACCAACCACCGAAGCGATATTTATCATTTAGATACCTACATTGGGAAGTCCACTTACTCTTTGTAATAATCTCGTACACCGTTCCTTTATGGATGAAAAGGTCGCCGACTTTTAAATTGGAAAGTTTAACTGTTTTCATTTCTTCCTTTTATTCCGTTCCCGATTGTCTTCCGAAACACACATTTTGCACCATGATGTCTTGATTCAGAACCACTCTTCATCCGCTCCGACCTCTACCGAAAGCCAGTCCATGAGGAGGGTTATAAGGTTATAAATAGGTTTCATTTCACTAAACTTTTATCGCGTTGGCAATATTATCCGCATCCGACAGCTTTCTTACCAGCACATCAAACGCTGCTGTGCACCGCTCTGTGTTCATATTGACCGTTTTCCCGATTTTCAAACAGTCGGAAGCAAGGTTCATCATCCTTGCCACATTTGAAAGCTTCAAATATTCCAACGTGAACCCGTTGAACCGTGCATCTTTCTTCCGAAGCTCTTTAATCCTTTCGTCAAACTGGATGCAGGCGTAATCACACAATGTCCTTGCAAGCTCGAACCTTGCAATCTCTGCGGAATGGGATATGCCGTTATCGTCGAGAACCTGCTTGAACTGCCAATACAGCATATCCACGTGCTTGTTCACTTCCTCCGTGTACTTGTCGTTGCAGTTGGCGAAAAACTCGCTCCGGTCTGAACCGATAACGCTGTTTACAGTACGCTCGTATTCCTTTCTTGCCTTATCGGCATCATTCAAATACCGCTTGAATGCCTGTTTGTAATAAGGCGTTCTCTTCATCGCATGCAGACACTCGATAACCTGCCCACAACAGATGTCGTTCGTGAGCAATATGTTGTAGGTGCACAGAACTACAAGACTCTCATATTTGCTGATTATCTGATTTGCCGTGTCGGTAGTCATTGCCTTGCCTGTTCTGCCTTGTTCATATTCTTGTTTCTGCTCTCTTTTGCAAGTTCATCAATCATGCGCTGATACTTCCTTGCCACCAACGGGCAGCGTATGCGCATTGCATTGTCACGCTGCCACTCCAATTGTTCGATTTTCTTTTCAATCTCTATGTCCATGATTATTTACCGTTTGTTTCTTATTTGGATAAACCCTCGTTTTTCGCATTCCTTCAACAGTTTCATATCTTCATCCCTTATATCGCATGGCGTCTCATGATTAACACTCATGTAATCCGATATGCCAAACTTTTTGCATATATCATAGTAAAAGCGTCTTTGCCTGCCTCTTGTCGTCCAACATATTGTAAGTCTCATACTTTATTGTCAAATTTATGCTTTCGCCAATACTTATAACTGGCATACTCTCCACGTCTATCAAACATTATACGCTCGAATGTACCAACACGCCGCAATGCTTCGTTTGCGTACAGGTCTCCACCGGCTATCTTAGCTTTCAACATCTCAATGTACTCTTCTCGGCTATACTCTTCTCCAGTAAAAACATTAATTTTTTCTTCCGGCATTGAGTGTATCACTTCATCCCGCTCCTTATCGTAAGTGGCAAACCAGCTCATGATGACAGAACCGTCTATTTTGCCATAAAATCCACCGTATGATGAGTTTTCCCTTGCCCGTTTAAAACAAAGGCAAACGTCCTCAATTCTGAAATAATAATACTTGTCAAGGATAGAGTTTACAATGGATGCTACTTGATAGTCATTCATATCCTCGCGGCTACGGCCGTAAAACAACAGAGTACCTTCTATGAACTTTACAAGAACCGCCTTTATGCAGGTTTCGTTATCTTTCCTCCATTGTGATAATTGTATGGGAGGTGCGTTTATCGCTTGGCTTATGGAAGTTATCTCATTACTGATGTTCTTGCAGATAGCAATCAGCTGCCTGGAAGATAGAACCGCTATTTCCTTGCTTGTTAGTGTGATTTCTGTTCCCATTGTCTTTTAGTGGAAATAACCCTTGGTAATTATTACTCATGCTTTGCTCTATTATTGCAATCATCATCTGCTTGTCACCTCCCGAAAGAGTTAATAGCTTCCGGTAACATGCCTCTGCTCCGGTCTGCTTGTATGGCTGCCCCCTCTCTTTTTTGTAGTTGAGCCAGTATATGAATATATCCTTGTATTCTTCCTCTACGAAATAGAGGTCAAGTACATCTTTCTTCCTTATTGAGTTTCTCCCGTCTATCCATGCTTTCGCTATTTCATTTCGGATTTCGGAAGGATATTTCAACGCATACTCTTCTGATTGCTGCTTTATTGTTTTCATATTAAAAAGTGAAATCCGGTATTTTATCTTCAAAATTATCGCACTCTTCAACCTCATTAGGCATAGGCTTTTGGGATATGCTAAATATCAGCTCTCTTTTCTCTTTTCTGAACGTTCTGACTTTTGGATGATACATTACCTTGTTGTCTATATCGCATATAAATCTGCGGCGAGGTCTTACACTTGGAGAGAACTCATCATAATCACATTTATCAGGTTTATCGTTATATTCTATATCCTCTACTGAGAGGTGCTTGCATCCTATACAATAAGACCTATTAACGGGGTTTCTCTTACATTTATCCTCATGTAACGTCATAGCTCCTTTATTGAGTGATATTTTATTGCAGTGTTCGCAATGGTACACTGTTCTTACGTCTGTTTTCATTTTTAGTATAATTAATTAATGTTAGCATGATATATTAGCCTCACGAACTAAGTTTGACGCAATGTTGAATACTTTGTCAAGGAAATGGTTTCTTTCTGCAATTTCAAGCTTTGATTCGTCACGCCTTACTTTCTTATAGTTGTTTATTGATATGTGATATAGGTAATACAATTGGTTATATATCTTGTGATACACATCCCGAGTAGAAGTATTTGTCGCCTCTGCGTATCTATTTACCAATTGTCGGATATTGTCTCGTATCGACAACTGAGGTATTACCTCCGGTGATAACGATAAAGATAAAAGCAGTTTCCCGTTTTCTTCTCGCTCTTTCTTCATCGCCGCAATCTCGTTCTCTACATTCCCTATCCGTTTCTCGTATTCGAGGTTTATATTCGCCTGCATTGCGAACATCTGTGCGGAAGAAAGATGCCGTTTCAGTGCCTCTTCCATTGTATTAAAAGCTTCGATGTATTCCAATTTGAATTTTAGGGCTTTCTTACCAGTGAACCCCATTGCTAAAAGAGTGAATCCATCTCGGTTCATTATAAATCGCCTTGCGGATTTTACACCTCCATTGGGCTGTGGAACATCTTCTGTATATTCCACGAACATGTCCCGAACTTTTGCGTCACATTCATTATCAGCGTTTTGCAATAAATTATCTATTGCTCTTACTACATCGTTTGGCTCTTTGCAGAACTTTTCAGCAACCAAAATACTATTGGTTAGCACTTGGTCATTTTGACCTTTAAAAACTAATTCACTCATAAATATTATTGTTTATTTTTTTTAGATTTTACTCAATAGAAAAGTTTCTCTCCCTTTTTTCGGAAAGTGAGGTAGCCCGATAAAAGACTACCCAACACGATAAGTATTTCAATCATGGCTTTACGGTTTGATTATACCCGTTCTTCTGTATTCCGCCCACTTATCGTACTGCTTCGTCTTTACTAAGAAAGAGAAGCACGAGCATTTGAGCTCAATCTCCCTGCGTTCACTCCACCTTGTCCATTCGAGAAGTTTTTTCGTAAACTCCAATTCCTTTTCAAGCTTTGCGATTTTCCGTTTGTCGGCTGCGCTTGATTTGGCAACCTTTGGTGCAATCTCGTTCACCTTGTGAAAGACTTCACGGTACACGTCAAATACGGGGCGAACTTTGCGGGCGATGAAGTATTCAAGGCATGAAACGGAGAGGTAGTATTCTATTGATGGTCTGCCGCATTTTGAGTTTTCGCCATTTTGGGCTAAAAATTGATAATCAACACTTTCTATAAAATTTTCCTTTAAAGCTCGCACTGCTTTTTCTTTTGCAGAATAGCACAGCATCCAGCAACTATCAAGGTTAACGGGATAGGGAATATCCAGTTTTGAAAGTTCCAAAATGGCTTTAAAATAACGTTTGATTTCTTCGGTTGAAGAAGATAAGGATAGAGTTGTTGCTTTCTCGTTAGCAACTAACGTAGATTGTGGGGTACATATTATTCGCCCATTCTCTAATTCTAAGTTTCTTGGCATTGTAGTTAGAATTTGAGTTATAGATATAAAGAAAGCTGTTCGCCCTCTGTTTTCCGCCAAGAAACACTACATCAGTGAATGAAGTAGCCTACAAGAGTAGCGAACAGCCTTTTATCTTTGCAGATATAAGCAGTCAAATGGATATAAAAAATCCACCTCAATCACTAATATGTAAATGTTTTCTTGGCGGGAAAACGTTGCAAAGATACACACTCAAATCAAAATGCCAAAGGAAAACGCCAAATAATTATAGTTCCCGTGAACAAACCCAATCATTCACGGGATTTCTTAACTTTGTGTCGTCAATTCAAAAATTAAGAATAATGAAAACTAAAGAATTTTACATCGAAAAAGCAAAAGAGCTTATTGAAAAGGCAAAATTAGTCAAAGGAGAATATGATGAAAACGATATTTTTAGCTATCCTGAAATGAAAGACCTTTCAAGAGAACTTATCCACCTTATATACTCTTATGACAAGACGCTTCCGCTATTGGATGAAGCAAAAGAACTTATGGAACTTTCTTTTTCGGGAATTTCATTTGATAATCATAAGTGTAAAGTTGACTTCCAAAAGTATCACACTATTTGTAAATATTTCATTCATTACATTGAGGAGCTTGCACCGGAGCGAGCGGTGCATTCTTAATTCCGTCTATGCAATTAATAAATCTGTCAGAAACAGAATTGTTTGTCAATAATTCTACGCTGTCAATAAACGATTGCCTTATTTTATCGGGGAGTGTTTTCAATGCTTCCCGATTTTTAATAGGCATTCCCACTATAGAGAGTGAAAAGGTTGATTTATCAATAATATTATTCCCTTCTTCTGGGATGTTGATTTTTATTTCTATTTCCATAACACTTGTATTTTTATTTTTCATTAAACATTACATTTCTTTCAAATAGTCTGTTACCACTTCTATAAACTCATCAAGTGACCGAACAACGACATATTTGGCGCCGATACTCTCAAACTCCTTCTGATAGGCTTTCTGATTCTCCGACTGCCTGCCTGTTTTAGTCTTTAATTCTACCCCACAGAAAGGATAAAACTTATTCGGTATAAGAAGTATCAAATCGGGGAATCCTGCACGAACGCCCATCTGCTTGAACTTTGCAGCTTCAATGGAATTACGTTTTCCGCCATTTGGAGAGTGATGGAGAGTTAGTCTATATTTGGGATATGTGTAATCAAACCACTTCACGCAAGCTTTTTGGAGTTTGTCTTCTAAATGTCTCATGCAAATTATGGTAGTTTTAATTTTATTTCATTGATAAGTTCTTCATTGGATATGCAATAGCCTACATTAACTATGTCGCATAAATGCCTTTTCAAATCGGTCGGATTGTTAAATTCAATTTGAAGTAAGGATGCTGTTTCGTAAACAACAAACTCTCTGTCCTCAAGCTCTTTAATTAACTCTTCGTCTGACAATTTTTCAAGAATATCATCTATATAATCTTCCATGTCAAATTCCACCTCTGCCGTAACTGTAACATAATTGCTCATATATGTTTGATTTTAAGTTCCACATCCACCGGCTTATCTTTCATCATGGAGAAAGCATCAAGTATCCTCTCCTTAGTCAACTGGATGGGTCGGGTTATTATTTCACTCTCTATGTTTTCCAACGGTATCTTCTTTCCGTCATAGGTAATAAGAACCGCAGAAGTTATTACGTAAGGACTCATGTCTTGTATTGTTTCTTTATCTGCCTTGCAATCTTCTTGTTCAGTTTACTTAGACGCTCTGCCTGCTTGCTGTCACCTCCAATATTATGAATGTCTGACTTTCGGTCTTCGATAAGCTTCTGAATGATTGCGCCTTCGGATTTGGTTATTGTAAGTTTCATAATGAGTTGTAGTTAGTGGGGAAGTTCCGAATCGAACAGAACACGTTATTTTGCTGGATGGTAAAGGATAATAAACTAATGAATAACTAATACTAATTTTAAAACAAAATAATTAGCAATCAAAAAGAATAACCGCCCAATACGTTCAACGTTACCATATTCCCCGTTTGCCCGCCATATCTTCACAGACCGAGCAGGCAGGTTAACAAATAGTTCCCGGATAGGCGGTCAAGCCACACCGGGATAGTTAACTGTTAGCTGAAATTAAATCACTTAACCCGAACCTTTCACGGGACTTCTGCGTGAGCAGAGGGCTTTTAGTTAATAAGTATGGTTATTTATTAGGGATATACCAATCCGGGATATAATCATTCATTTTTAGCCTCACTTTCTATACTGTCGTTCGGAATGACTTTTGGTTTATTTCCGGTCTTATCTATAATAACCGATTGCCGCCAATTGTGACCTCTGTACACTGTCCCTCCGGGAATCTATTGATAAATCGGGATACTTCTGTATTACTATCATCCTCAGTCTCGTTTGGCTCATACGGATATACATCCATGATGGCGGTTTCCGCTACCGATGCAATTTGGTAGTCGGCCATTGTGCCTTTCATGCCCTCATCCAGCTTCTTTACCGCATCACGCAAGTCGGCTGCCTGCACCAATACCTGGGTAGACGTTTTTTTCTCAGCACCGCTTTTCTCGTCCAATGTGATGAAAACCAGCTTGCATTTGAACCAACGGTCGGCAACTTCCTCTTCGCATGGAAACAGTTCGCTGTAGTTGGCACGTTTAATGTCCGATACCGTGAATTCTCCTGAAATAAACGGTGTCATCTCTTCGATGATACGTGCTTCTGCTTCCGTAAAACTGAGTGCATCTACCAGATAAGGTTCGGTAACTTTTTTGTTCATTCCGTTTTCCATTGTTTTTTCATAACGGATTTTACACTCAAACCATGTATGCATAATTTTCTATTTTAAATAAACGTTTTGTTTCTGTCCATTTCAATCTCCATTAATTGCAATAACCTCTCTTCATCAGGACCTGGAAGATAAACGCCGCATTCGGCACTCGCCCAATTACGAAAACGCTCAATGCTCGTTGTCATTTCTGCCGTATCTAAATCAGTGGAACTACGTAAAACTTCCATTTCTCCCAAAAACTTATCATTAATCCTACGGGTGAATATTGCAGGATTTACCAGTTTCTTGTAATAGTTCTGTTTTACGTGTTCCAGTGTGTTCCCGGTCTCACAAGCGAAGAAGCCTAAAAGAGTGTGCAGGTATTTGTTCTGCTGCGTTGTCCTTTTAGGCTTCTTTTCCGTCAGTTCCACAATACAGCCCTTTGAGAATAGATGGTTGCATCGTATTTTGAACTGTTCTTTGTGGAGTGGGTTGGATAGGTCGTATTGCATAATATTTTAGAATGGCAAATCATCTTGCGGGGATAATCCCGGAGCTTCCGCAACTTGTTCCGGAGTTGGACTGCTCTGAACAGGCCTATATTCCTTGAAATCTCCAAAAATATACTGTATGCCTTCTTTGCGTTCTTCTTGTTTGGGGGCACAAGTAATAAAATGGGTATGCCCAAACTGTGAAGGTTCCTTGCGTTCGATAACCGCCACATTTAAATAAATTTTCTCTTTCCCGTCTTTGCAGATTACTTTCTTCATTTGCTCACGGGGAATGTCACTAAGACAAATACTTCCTGTTAAAATCATAATACTATTCTATTGTTTCTTTAAGTAAATACTTGGTCAAATCTCTGTATTCAGCCCATTCAAGAAATGAGCGAAGCAGATTATAATTATCCTGCTCCATGCCATCGTAGCGATAGCATGTTATTGCAGGACCATAACGTTTCAACGGAATACCTCTGACATCATATCCATGCTTTTCTTTATCATATCCTTCAAATATGAACAAATCAAAATGAAATATATCTGCATTGAATAATTGGAGATAAAATTTCCATTGGCAAGAATTTATGTAATCGGCATCAATAGGATAAGAATATTTGGTTTTAATATCCCTAATTTCTACGCCATCTATCATATCGGCACATCCTGTTATAATAGCATTCCCAAAGTCCTTATAAAGGCGTATCTCATGAAAGGCATCAGGATGTTCATTCCTGTATGCAAGAGCGGCCTTACATTGTGGTATGTCAAGAATTATTTTGTTCCCATCAATATCAAACGCTCGTCCACTTGGCATTTGTTCCTTTTGTTCTTTCCCGTAATAAAGAAAAGTACGCTCACCTGCTTTAATCTTTTCGCATTTCGGTGTACCTTCTTCCACTATTTTATGAAAAGCTTTTCCAATTCTCGTATATGTATTGCCTTCAAATGCACCTGATATACTGTCAATAACCGATTGTTCAGCTATCTCATAACTGGCGTAATCGCTTTGTTCTATGTATTTTCGGAATGCTTCCAGTTGTGTTACCCTAATAAGAGGAAGTTTATTATTCATATTCATATCTGAATCCCTTATATTTTGTTCCATGCTTTAGAGACCCAAACATCACGCTTGTTCAAACCATATCTTTCTGCTTCACGTAAAGAGCTAAACCTATTAACTGCTATTCCGTTACCGTCTATCTGTATAATAGGAATACTTGTTGCGTTCCTATTCTTTTGGTGTATATTGCCATATTTCATGTTATATTTTTGAGTACACCATTCAAGGTTTGAATATTTATTATTTCTTTTGTTCTCATCTTTATGGTTGATGACATTATACTCGGATGGATTAGGATTGTGAACAAATTGCAATGCTACTAAACGATGTGTTTTAGCATGTTTCTTCCTACCTAATTGAAAGGTCTCATATCCATGTGTATCAATTACAGGATTAAGAACGCGACCTTTATAAAATCGTCTTCTACCATCTTTATAAACCAACCACCTATCCAATGATTTTACTCTACCAAGGTTTGATACTTTGTAAAGCCCTTCAAACCCAACTACATCTTTCCAAACTTCCTCCTCTTCTTTCATGCTTTAATAAACATTTTTTTGTCCTTGTCGAATGCGTATCCTTTTGTAGCAAGATTTTTTTGCATTTCAGAGAAGAACGGTAATTGCATGATTTTAGGCAGTGTCTTGGTTGCTTCCATCAATGAGATAATATCTTCATCAGTCATTGCAGCCGCAAGTTGCTCTCGTATTGCTGCAAGCTGCTCGTTGGCTTTTGCTTGTGCTTCTCCTTTTCCTTGAATAGATATTTTGACTTTTGAAACAATGTCAGACATGCAAGTATCAAATTGGGTTGTGCCATAATCAGGAATAGTAACAGTTTCAAGCCCGGCAACATTTTTCCCTACAAAATTATCTAACGGAGCAAAAGATATACAGCGTTTTCCATTTTGGATAAATACATATCCCACTTGGTCTGCAATTCTAACAAGAAGGTCTTTAGATTGTCCGGTACAATCCGGAGAGTGCTTTATCACATCACCGTCTGCTGTTTCTTTATCATGGCAGATGAATATAATATCAGAACCATTTGAACGAAGGAAGTTGACGAACTCTTTAAAATCTTCGCCCATCTGTCCGAAGCGTTTTAAAGAATTTGTTTTTAACTTATAGTTGTTTTCAATGGCATACTGGCTCAAATAATCGTCAAGCATAGACTTTGCTGTATCAACCACAATTGTTTTATAGTCTTTCATTGCTCCCCGCTCACTATCTATGTCTTTCCAGTTTTTAGCCATTATAGTATCACAACGCTGTACTGCTCGGTCTGCACCTCTGTCGCAATCAATCAATAAGGGGGTATCGGCTGTTGTAGCAACACTTGTTTTCCCACTTCCCGGTACTCCATAAAGTACAATAATAACAGGACGTTCAGGTAGAACGTCATTCTTTTTTACGATTGGCATAATTTTATAATATTAAGTTTAGCAATATCTTGATAGCCCTTGACTAACGCAAAGAAACATCCTTTCGTCTTCGAGTTCGTCAGGTGTATAATCATATTGACTACATTCAAGTTCTGCGCGCAACTCCTCAATATCTTCCTCTATAAGCTGAATGATTTCTTCTTTTGAAGAATAGCCGTATTTGGGAAGATATTCCAAATCACAAGCTTTGACTTCGTTCAGCTCCTTGTACAGTTCTTCAAGTTCATTTTCCATTGTATTGTGTTTTTAAACCGCCCGTACAAGGTTAAAGGGAAGCGGTGCGCACTTCGCTTCTCTCACGGCTTTTAGTACGGTAATAGCACTACCTTTGATGCGGCTGGAATGAAATTGCTATTTCATTTCCACTGCTTCTCCATTTATTAAAGTATAGAATGTATCTTCTTTGATTGACTTACCGTCTACTTTGAACGCTTTGACTGAAATGATAGGATAAGTGTTCTCATCCCATTCTCCACGTTCTGTAAGCACAATCCAGCATCCTAATGCTCCCTTTGCCTTGCAATCCTTTCCGGCAGCAAGAGCTATGCTTTCTTTGCCGGTAGCTGATGCAGCGCCTTGGTTGCCGGTAGCTGATGCAGCGCCTTGGTTGCCGGTAGCTGATGCAGCGCCTTGGTAGCCGGTAGCTGATGCAGCGCCTTGGTAGCCGGTAGCTGATGCAGCGCCTCGGTAGCCGGTAGCTGATGCAGCGCCATAGTCG